CAGCTGCCAAATAATCACTTCCGGGAGTCGTTGCCGGAAGTTCCCATGTGGCATCATTCATATCAAAAGTGGCTTTCTGGGCAAGCTTCTTGGTATGTTTCAACTTGATGCCGGTGATGTACACTTTGGTTTCGGCATTAGTAGCCACACTGGTCTTAGCATGCATTGCCACACGGGTAAGCGCATGTTTAAAAGCGAAAGTGACTTTGCCACCGGCCGTAGTACTCTGCTGGTCTTTCACGCCCGATACCACCAAGTCCACCATATCCTTCTGATTATCCTGCAATGTAAATTCCAAAAGCGGGTCTTCCGTAGCTGTCGCATTGGTCACCTTAATCTTGTTTGCACCGGTGGGAGTGCCAGTTGTGGCACCGGCATTGAAGGGAGCATAGGCGAAGAATGAAATCTTGTCCGTAGTATTAGTAGGCCAGAATTTTGTAGGAGAATATCCCCAACTCCCGCTCGGCGCTCCGGGAGTCCAAGTAGTCTGCACATTGTCCATAAAAAGACCTTTCGCACCGGAAGTACTATAGTTCCCGCTCGTCTGATACGCAAGGATACCGAAGCCTTTGCCAGCCACCTTCAAACCGTTGGCGGTAGCGCCATCCGTAAGTGAGTTGTCTGTTACCAGCCCTTTTGTCTGCGTTCCCGTGTACACTCCGAATCCAATGGCACGGTTAGTGTCCGGATTGGTTTCCACAATCTCATTTTGCGAGCAACTTGCCATAGTCATGGCTGCTGCCGCTACTAAAAATAAACTTTTCGTTTTCATGAATTGATACATATTTTAATTAATAAAAAAGAGTTTCATTGATAACTTCATGTCTGTTCCGTTTGTCCTTTTATACCGGAACGTCCACTTCCTCGTCTTCCCATTCGTCCACATCCACATCGAAGCCGGAATCGGAACCGCCCTCGGGTTTCACATCGGGGAAAGTTTCGGGAACGGAGGCGTCTATAAAGAGCGTGATGTTTCCGGCACTGTCCGTTTCTTCTTCCACTGTTATGTCCGTCAGCATTTGCTCCACCACTGTCTTGCCATCCACCAGCAGCGCCTTCAGTGCAATGGAATGTGACAGCGAGCGGTCGAAGCCGAATACATCAAGCTCTCCCGTCAGCCGGCCGTCGGTGAACGAACCTTCGGCAAAAACCGGATTGCCCACCGTGAACTGCTGGCCGCCCAGCTCCTCCCCTGCACGTCCGTCGTGGAGGAAGACCGAAAGGGGCACTCCGTTCAGTGTACAACGCACCTCGCGCACATTGTGCAAGCCTTTCACGTTCAGTGTCACCCGGATGTGCCGGGTAAGCGGCGTGGGCGTGAAGTGCATCCTGCATGCACCTTCGGGGCAGACACCCCGTGCTGCCGGAGGGGCATAGTTGCCCAGCATGTCATCCGTCACTTCGAAGTTCAGCACCGTGCCCGATGCCAGTTTGTCGGGCGAAGAGATGATAACACGCGTATCGGCACGGGTCACCACTTCTTTAGCATACGCTTCGAGCGATTTCATAGACTCCATTCCAGTAAACAGGAGGTTGCTGAAATCGGTGAACGAACGGTTAAAGAGTATGGCATCATAAGTTCCCCGCGGCAAACGCACGATGGTACGTTCACGTTCGCCCGTCAATATCACGCGAGGCTCACTGCCATCCTGAGGGAAGATGACCAGCGTGGCACCGTCGTCTTTTTCTTCCGGCATCCCTGCATGGCTCCAATCGGCTGTTACTGTGATCTCAGCTTCCATATAGTAAGTCAGTTCGCGACGCTCGCACGACGCAAAGAAGCACAAAAGCCACGACAGCGCAAAAAGCCACGGCAACGGTCGTATCCAACTATAATATCCCGACTTAAATACTGTATCTTTCATTCATCTGATTTTTTTTATCTTCAATTCATTCTTCCCGCCCGGTCAGCAGTCAACCAACTTTATCTCCGACAGATACAGGCGTGTCATATGGTTCACCACACCCAGCTTCGACGCCACACGCCCGTAACGGGAGTAGAAGGCCTCGGTAGTGGGATGGTTGCAGTTCAAATGCTCGCCGGTCGCTTCCAGTACATCCAGTAGTGAAATGTCGTTAAGCGGACGGCACAGTTGGTAAGAGGTCTCTTTATCGGCCGAAGCACCGGGGATGCGGTTCACTATTTTATGGCGTTCCAGACGGGCAAGCATGACGGCAAGTTCGTCGGGGGTGATATGATAACTTTCTACGGCAAGCGCCTGATGGCCGGCGATGTCATGCAAGATGGCTATTGCTTTCTGGGTTTGTTGTGTAAGCATAGGACGTAGTGGTTTATAATGATCAGTAGTGATTTATGATGATTAGTAATGGGGTTATGATGATTTATTTTTTGCCAGCAGCTTTACGGCGCGTCAGCAACCATACGAGGGAAAACTTTACTTTCGTAGGCCCAAGCCAGGTATAATTTCCGTTTTCCTGCCACAGCAGCGTCTGATAGTTGTCGCGGGTACGGTAATGACGGTAGTCGGTACGTAGCAGACCAATGCCGAGGCTGAACTCCAAGTGCAGGTTGCGGGCGATGCGATGTGCATAGCCGTAGCTCAATCCGGCAGCGATGAAAAACTCTCCCTGGTAGCCTTTCTCTTTCCATTGCAGGTCATACTTACCTCCACCCGCATACAGGCCGAAGAAATGTCCGGTCAGCACCTCACGATTGGAACGTCTCCCCAACCAACAACGACCTTCCAGAGCGCCGGAAAGTACTTGAAGACAGTATTTGTCACCATCCAGCAGCCACCAGGGGAATATATATTCACCGTTCAGTGACCAGCGTTTACCGATGGGGAGTTCAATCTCGATGTTGGGCATCAAGGCAGCGTCGAACAGCAGATTTGTTTTCAATGCAAACAAGGGGCGGCGGGAAGCACGGGCGGACAGGAATGACTGCCCATGATGAAACCATTGAAGACGGTCAGCTCCCCTCTCCTTCGCCATCTCTCCAAAAACACGCTCCTCTTCCTTTATCTTTCCCAAAAGGGCAATCCCCTTCACATCCTTCATCTGCACCGTGCAGACAGTGGCATTACGAAGCCGGGGTAATATGCGGTCTTGGATATAGGTATAGGCATACCCGCAATTCAGCCGTTTCAGCAATTCCTTGCAACGGTTGAGGTCCTTTACATAATCCAGTATCATCAGGACTTCTTCGCGGTCGGGAACGGAGTCATCTTCTTCAATCATGCTGCGCAACCCTGCCCAATTCTCCCCCTGCGGGTCGGTAAGTATACGCTGATGCTCGATGGCCGGATATTTTTCGGAAAGGTAGTCCTTCACTGCGTCCGCACGACGTTCAGCCAAACGGATATTGTGCGTCTTGTCACCTTCGGGAGAGGCATAAGCCGTGATGAAGACAGTGTCGATAAGTGAGGCAGCGGTGCTGTTGGATAGCAGGACGTGAAAAGCACCAAGTGTTGGGCCGTTATCCATATAGCTGCTGTCTATCAGCGACCGGTCGAAACGGAAATATAGCAACAGGGATTCGCGGAAGAAACTGTCACGTCGGCAAAGGAGTGTGTCCGCATCCATGTTCACGTCCGTATCCGCTACCTTGCCTGCAAAAACGGAAGGCGGCAACAAAAAGAGCCAAATGCCGCAAATGATTATAAATACTTCTTTTTTCATAAGCAAGTGGAGTTCAGAATAAATCGCTTCATAGGATGGGCGACATATTCGGTAGTTTGTGTATAGAGTATTCGCATAATAACTTCTTTTATTATTTCCATTACTTATCAAGTAACGGAAAGGCAAGCGGGGAATTACTTATCAAGTAACGGAAAGGGCAATCTTCACGCATAAAAAGAGAAGGCAACTATTCAGGTATAATACCTTCTGATTATCAGAACTATCCGTCATGCTGAGCGTAGTCGAAGCATCTCCTCTCCGCATGTAGCAAGGGGGAGTAGATCCTTCGACAAGCTCAGGATGAAGGTTACTCCGACAATATATAATCGGCAAATCAAATCCTGCAAACTAAAAAAACAAATCGTATAAATTTCACTTTGGGCAACCTTTCCCAGTTGCCCTTATTATATTGTCAACTTCAAAAACATTCTCTACATTTGCCATATTAGGAATGTAATGTGTTGATGATATGAACGGACAAACTAAAATCCAGCTCATGCTTGAACTAAAAAACAAAGTTCGCATGGGGCTAAACCAAGCAAAGAAAGACACTTTCAACAGTGTCAATACTATGCAGGCAAAGATGGACTCATTAAAGTTCAACTTTGCCAAGAACAGTAAGGCAATAGCCGCTGAATTACCTATGATTGGTAGTGCTCTGAAGTTGATATCAAACCCTCTTACTGCCACTGCCGCTGGCGTATTGGCCATAGGTAAAGGAATAGATTATACCACACAGAAGGCGGCAGATTTCAATTCTGAATTCCGAGGACTGTCCAACCTGAACCTCGACAAAACCAAAAGAGACATATCAACTTTGAGACGTATGGTGTTAGATACAGCTTATAACAAAGGATTCAGCACCACACAAACCATTACAGGATATTTCGATGTACAAAGTACCACTGGCAAGTACGGTGATGAAGTCAAACGAATCGTTGAAAAACAAGGCGAATTCGCCAACTTAATGCAAGCTAACTTCAATGATTACATTGCCGGAACAGCTAAAGGTATGGCAAACTTTGGTTTCAGTGCAGATAAACTGGATGAATACAATCGCTCCGCCTATGCAACGGTCAAAGTAGGTGTAACCACCTTCGACCAACTCGCAAAGGTACAGAGCGTTTATGCTGGTGCCGCAGCATCTAATAACCAAACCTTTGATACAGCTAATAAACTACTTGCTTTATTTACCATCAAAACAAAATCTGTCGACGAGGCCGCTACTCTAACTAAATCCATGTTTAATGACCTAACAAAAGACACCACCATAAAGGCGTTTAAGAAGGTAGGCATCAACTTGTACGATAATAACGGAAAGATTAAACAGGCTGACAACCTTATGCTTGAACTAAATAAAAAGTTCGCAGGACTTGATAAGGACAAAAACGTCGTATCTTTAAAGAATCAGTTCTCCGGTTCCGAAGGTCTTATTGCCATGATACAGGCCGCCACAGACAAAAGTGGGCAATTGCAGAACACCTTCAATAGCTTTAGTGAAACAAAGTTAGACATGGACAGAACTATGGAACTGACAAAGAATGACCTGAACTATAAGAATGAAATTCTGCGCAATAAACTAAGTGCCATGGAGATAGAAATAGGCACCTCTTTACTTCCTCTAAAAGCTAAAATAGCCGAACTAAAGCTATCAGTCATTGAACTTGTTAATGCTTTAACCATAGGAGAAAGAGGTACAAAAAAGAAAAACTATGATGAAGGGTGGACAAAACAAAAAGGCCAATACGAGGGCATTTTAAACAATGTATCTTCATTAACTTTTAAGGAGTATCAAGAGAAATACAGTGAATTATTTACTGCCATTAAAACCACTAAAGAGATCTACTGGCAGTCTGTTCAGAACGTCAATCAAACAAAACTTCCGTGGGGAGGTGGTCTCCTGTGGACTGACGAACAGAAGAAAATTTACCGTGAACGAGCTAATGGATATTCCACCGAATACACCAAAGGAAAATATGAATATGCCAAGTACCTGTTATTAGAATTTCAGAAAGCATGGCAGACAAAAAATAGCTTTAGCAATGACACCGCAACTACAGTCAAACCCAAAGCCGACAAAACCGCCCCCACCAACCCCGTCACCCCTCCCGTCAGTGATGGTGTCGGTACCGTTGTCGGTTCCGCCCGTCAAATCCGCAATCTCACTGTCAACATCGAAGCCTTCAACAAAGGTGGTATCAACACAGCCAACACCACGCTCCAACACATGGAACCCAATCAGATTGAAGAATGGTTCATCGACATGTGCATGCGCGTTGTCCGCAGTATTGAATCCACTTATTAATCACCATTTAAAACCCATTTAAACACCATGCAGCCCGATTTTAAACACCTCGTTCGTATTTGCGACAATATCAACCGCACCATCACGCGCATCCCCTACAAAGCTGCCGTTCTCGCCGTCAACTTCTCAAAAGAACGCTTCATCAAAAAGAACTGGCTTGACGGCCGTGAGTACCCTTGGCCTAAAACCAAGAAGCGCAAAGGTTCAACCCTGATAAAAAGCGGACGCCTCAAAAGAAGCATCCGCCAAGTGCACGTCGGTGCAGACTATGCTATTGTAGGCACCGACGTTCCATACGCTCGTCCAAACAACGACGGTCTAACCATCGAAGGTACCGAACAAGTCCGTTCCCACGACCGCCGTTCCCATAAGCGCAAGGCTTATACCCGTTCCGGCAAGCGTATCAAAGCTGGAACAGTCCGTGCTCATAGTGTTAAATCCCATACCCGAAAATTCAAACGTTCTTTTGTGCAGCGCCAATTTATCGGACAGTCCCAGCATCTTACCAGCCAAATAACAGAAATGATACAGAGCGAATTCCAAAGAGCAATTCAATAATTTATAGCACTTCTATCTCAACTATGTTAAGCGGACAAGCAAAATAGCCCGATTCTGCTACATCTTCAATTCCCCAAAGTAGGCGGAAACTACCGGATGCCGGAACAGTAATCTCTTGTTCCAGCCAATCCGTTAAGTTTTCCTTTGACGTGTAACCTGCCGGAATTGGTACATCTATTGTTGTTTCGTCAACTACAAGCCGAATCTTCATATAAGCAGCCGGGTCACGTGTAGCAATGGACGAACAGAAGAACCGCAAATTATACCTGCCCGGTGCTATATTTATCGTACAATCTCTAAAAGCAGTCGAACTGGTCGTTACAATAATATTGCGTTCCAAAATTTCATCCGGATAAATACCGGAATTATCTCCTGTAGTAGCACCTTTGGAACCTTCAACCATTGAAGATGATGAATTAGACATCGAATCATTCTTTGCCATAGTTCCCGCTACAGCACCATCTTTCCAATAGAACGTAGGATTGCCGTAATATGCCTGCCGGGTTAGCTTATTCACTTCATCAAATACCTGGTTCTGGTTACCTAATAAGGCTTTCGTCCAACCAAAGGAAATAACCGCTTTATGGGCTTCCGCCGTAACAGTAATAGTAGCACTCCTAATCTCCGTTATATTGCCCTCAGCATCTTGTAGCTGCCCGTATAAGGTCTTGGCACCGGAAGAATTAAAAGTGTACCTGATGTCATCCGAGTAATTCTGCCAGTTAACACCTGAAAAGTCTGCTATTTCACCTACACGGTATTTTGTGGGAACAAAAGAACCGGAGAAATAGAACGCCACTGTAGCCGTATTACGATATCCGCCTGACAATGTTATACTATCAAGTGAAAGCGGCTCTTCCTGATACGAAATCGTTGCTGCTACTATATTACTTTCCTCTGTATCTGTAGCGACCTGTGCATAGACCGTTTTAATTCCATATCCATCAGACAAAGTATAGTCTATTGTTCCGTCAACAGGAATGCCAGTCCAAGATATAGAAGATAAGTCTTTAGTTTCTCCAACCCGGTATTTTATAGGATTCCCACGAAATTTTATAGCTATCAAAACGTTTCTTTCTAATGTAGAAGGTGTACCATTGTTTATCAACACAGAAAGTAACTGAATAGAAGCATCTGGAAGACTTTCATCTTTGTAGATACCCATTAGTGCTCCTGAATGATATACCCTGTTGAACCATCTTTTATACCCTCGCATATCCCATTCTGTCAAAGCATTATTTCCGGCTGACACAAGCATCGAATTATAATTCGGTTGATAATTATAGTTCGCACTATCCCCAACCTTCAAATAACTATCCAGAACATCATATTCCTCATTATTCCGGATGAACACATTTCCACTCCCAACGAAGTTGGTCGGCAATTCCGTATCTCCCTCGGACGTAATGAACACATTATCATTCATTGAGAAGTTAGAATAAGAGATATTCCCGGCAACCGTCGCGATAATCCTTCCCTTTATGACGTTATTATATATCTTGAATGTAAGCGTATCATCTGTATAAGGGTTATTATCATCGCTCCAGCGCGTCCACGAAAACGCCATACTGTCTTTATCACATGTTAGGATGTTATTAAACATCTCCAGCTTTGACTTGAACGGAAAGACAATGCCTATCATAGAATAGTTATCCCACACCTTACAATTATATATTTTCCCGTCAGCCGTTACCGAAAAAGTATTTGCTTGGTTCACTTCCTTTTTATAACAACATTTCTCTATATCCAGATAGCAGACCTCCATACCCACAGCATTGTTAATCTGTACCGGGTCAAACCCTGTGTTGTGAAACTTACATCGGTACATACGCAAGTCACGCATTAAATGCGGATGATAAGTTACTTTTTCCCCTGCATTGTTGGTTCCGGACATTGCGCCTGTTCCATAATATCCCAGATATGTACCCTCACCTGCTGTATTCTGAATTGTACAGTGATGTATTTTCAGATTCTTAAATTCCCATCCATTCTCCTGCCAGAACCAAGGCTGATTCACTGACGGGTCTGTTTTTGCAGAAATCCCGGCAAAGCCTGCACCATCAATATCTATGCTGAACATTTCAAAATCGGTAGTTCCTCCTGTCAGAAAGAAACAGGAATTATAAAACATTTCTTCTGAAAATGGATAAAATCTAATACTCGTATTATTATACCCTCTGCCATCAAGTACCACGTGACGCATATTCTCAGCAAGGTTAAATGCGCCATAGCTACGCCATCCCCAATGCAAAATTTCAGTTGCATCATGGGTGATAATCAAAGGCTTCTCAAACGTCATGTAAGGTGTTCCTGTATTGGATGATGATGATGCCGGAGAATTTCCCTGCACCATTATCCGGCGCGGATAGTCTTCCGGTTCTTGTGGGTCTTTCATCAAACATAAGGTTGTTCCGGCAGGCAAATCACCTACCGGAATACGCCCATAGGATGCGGATGCGTCTCCCGCAGGAGTAATCGCCTCTGCATAATTCAGTCCGCTACCGTTCACATTACGCCATAACCGCACCTCAAAGTTTTTTGCCCCCGCATAAGTTGTTTGCGACCGATAGGTTGCAATGACCTCATACCCCGTTAAGGTATCATCCGGCTTCGGACATAATTGGGGTGTCACAGTTATTAATTTGTTAATGCGTTTAGAAATAGTTATCCCGCTGGCTGTATCCGTAACGTCAACTTCAACGTCATAAATACCACGGTCAGATGCTTCTCCAAAGTAATAGCTGAACGGGAATTTGTAATCAGGTGTAGGTCTGCCTACTGCCTGTAACACCTTATAAACAGTTGCCTCATTTTCCTTATAGACTTTTACCGTTATTTCAGATGCACCGTTGTAACCATTTTCCATCGCCACCTGTAAAGAGCCACTTTCACCTACACGTACAATTTCTTGCGCTGTCACATTGAAATATGGTAATGTCTGCGGTCTCATAGCATAAATCATCTTGGCAACAATTGTCTCCGTCAAAGAATTGCGGGCAGTGAACTTCTGTACCAGCTCTCCGGCGGCAGATACGGTCACCTCTTTGTAGTCTTTTTGCTTTATCAGGTTCCCGGCGGATATAACCGTACTACCACTACCATCTTGTAACCGCCATTCTGATGACTGTCCCCATTTCGTTTGCGCATCAATCTTCACAGTCTGCCCAATCACCGGAAAATAATTATCCGCTATGGCAGATGCCTGCACCCGCCCAATCCCGACTTTCAATCTATTTGTATGAACTTCTTTTGCCATATCAATAATCTACATTAATCGTATATAATTCATCTTCTTGATATTCATTGTCTGCATCTAATACCGGATATGTATGTATAATACCACTTCTTCCAATTACCAAAGCCGAATGCTGGCTACCAACTACAGAAAAGACCACCAGCTTCATCCGGTCTAATGTATTATGCTTCAAATGCAGAATACTGTCTGCCATTGTAGAATACTGCACAGCACTGTTAAAACCTCTTTCCTCGCTATAATCTTCTCCGGTATATCCAGTTATCTCCTGCGTCTCGTCAATAACCGTCCCGGCAAGGTTATAGCAACCGCGAGTATTCCCTACACTTGCCTTGGACTTATAATCAATATCCGCATCCGGGAAATAAGCCATATTAGAGTAGTATTCCAGTCCGGTAAGCAATTTGTAGGAATCCCCACCATCTTGTTTCTCAAGAAGTTTAGTTCCATCTTCCACCTTGATAGAATTAGCTTCATATCCTGCTGCTTGAATTTTCACTAAATCCCTACCTGTCGCATAGTCAAGAGTGATATATTCGGCTGCTTCATCTTCGTTAGGTGACACAAGCATGGCCCTGATAGATTCGTACAGGTTGTTGCCGGTATGCAAGTTCTTCACTCTATTAATTATAAACCCATTAATACTGTTTCCGCTACCCGTAGTCGCATTGATAACTATATTATTGAAGATATCCGCGTTCGTCACCGTACCACCTCTTGTTACATACTGCTCAAACCAGCTTCCGTTCATAAATATCGTGTTATTACGGATTTTCAAGTTATCAATTTGGCAAAGGTTAAAATACTCTTTCATCCACCCGCCTGCCGGAGAATTCAGCATTCCGACAAACAAGTTACTATCAATCACCACCTCTTTCATACTTCCCAGGTTAGACATCGTTATAACACGCCCGCCACCGCCGGACACATCATTCCTACGGAAATAAAGCCTGTCAATATTGCTCAGTTCAAAGTAGTTCTCACGAACATCTCCTGACATCTTGTTATCTTCAACCGTCAGTGTATAGCAGTTTTTCAAAGTCACAATCGAAGGATGAGCAACAACATTCAACGAATAATCCACGCTCACCGTATTCTTTAGTAATGACACATACAAGCAATTAGATAGTTTTATACAGTTACCGTAGTCATTATTCAGGTTACACCCCAATACAGTCAAATTCTCACTATATTTCGAACCGATGGTACGGTATGCCTTTTTAGTCGCATCAGTCGGATAAGCCCCGTTAAAAATACATTGATAAACCATCAGGTTACGGGCATAACGATTTGCGTTTCCGATATAATTCAGTGCGTAAACCTCACTTGGTGAATAATTACCCGCATAATTGGCACAGTTAACAAAGGAGATATTTCGCAACAATACATTATCTACCTCTTTCAATTGCAGTCCACCCAGTGATTTGCCATCATATACAAGTTTATCCGCACCATCTATAGTAAGATAGTAGACAGCATTTGTATTCCATTTTGTTAGCTCTGCAATCCACGTTCCGGTTAAGCGTTTTTCTCTAGCCTCTTTGATGCAGGTAATTGTAACATTTTGAGTTAAGCCATTCGGATATGCTGTTTTAATCGCATTCAGTGCGTCCTGTGTAGAAGAATAGTACATACCCGGCATGTCACTGCGTATCAAAAACTCTGTCGGGTTTTCTTCCGCTTCTTCCATCCATACGTACATTGTGTGTTCTTTGTCAATGTCTTCGAAAAGATATTCAGAAATAGCTCCGTTATCCACTTGGTCAACATTGAGTTGTCTCACCCGGTAGCCTTCTTCCGGCACAACAACAACGGTTACATTACCACCTTTTTTTACGGTAAAAGTATAAACTCCCTTATCTGCCGATACAGTTGTATTTACAACATCTCCGGTAGCTTTAACGGAACATTGCCCAATATTGACGGTATTGACACCTACTAATATAGTGAGAGTTTCCTGTACTCCACCTCTCGCCTTAATAACCTTATTTTCTTCATCCCAATACACCGTCTCATTATCAATGTGGCTTTTCAGACGTTCCACAAACCAATCATCCGTACCTTCCCCCTCCAGCAAAGCCACCATATCCATCAGCAGCCCACCCACGCGCGAAGCCGTATTTTTTCCTATTCTGACCTCGTCCCTTATTTCTTTTGCACGTTGTAACAGTTTCCCCATACCCTTCAACCTTTTCAGTTCTTAAATCGGACACATCCCCAAATTCTCCACATACGCCTCGTCCGTGTTCACCGTCAACCCATTCTCAACACCTTCCACATACGCCTTAAACGCTGCCAGCCGTGCCTTATATTCCGTTACTTCCAGCTTCGCCAGTTCTTCCGCTGTCACCGCTGCATAGTTTCCAAATGCATCCGTCACCTTATACACCCTCGGATAACCGCCCACCATAACACCTCCAATCTTTTTGGTTACAGTCAGTTCCGTCCCCCTCTGCATTCCTGTATTGATTATCGCCATACCTATAAAAGTCTAAATTCATAAACATACTCATCATCTTCCGTAATTCCCAACCGGACAGAACTCTCCACAATCGCATTCCCCCCAGTGGCATCAACCGGGAAAGTGACCGCCTGATTTTCCTGTGTACTTGTATAGTGTACCGTTCTTTCCGTCGTTTCACTGCCAACCTTGAAATGAATAGGCAAAAGCCCCGACACCGGATATTGTGCCGTAATTTTCAAATCAAAGCCGTACCCCAGCACATCAGCCGTAACAAGATTATCCCGTTTTCCTTTGCGCTCGCAGACAAACCCTGTCCATTCACTCTCCATGCCCGCCAGCTCGCATACAAACCCCGTCCATTGTGCCGTTATCACAATCCCCGCATTTTCATAACCATAAGATTTCCCCGCCAACTTATACCTGTCCAGCAACGCAAAAAGCCTCCTTTCCTTATCCATATCCACAAAATCCGTCTTTATGATAAAGTCTATCGGCTTTCCATTCCCTTCCTCAATCCGTATATCCAGCCCCAATTCGTCCCGTATAATCTTCTCCAGCATACACACCTGCGGCGTCCCCGCCACCTTCGTCCGCATCTTCCTCTGCCACGCCACAAACTCCTCATACAGCACCCTTATCGGCAATGTCAGCACCATGCACACCGCAATCATCCCCGTCACCCTCAACCTTTCCGGCAACCGTTCAATTATCCACTTCCTCCAGTCCATCAGTCAATCGCATAAACAATGTCACCCTCTTCCCGCACATACACAAACGCCCCGCTTTCCGCATCAATCCTCCTCCGGTCTTCCAGTGTTCCCTTCCACGTAGTCCCGTCCAGCGTTACGTCCTTCACACCTTCAGCCTGTTGTATCACATCAATCAACTTCGACGCATACATCACACCACCGTACTCCAACCCGTTCAGATACCCTTCAATAGCTTCCTCCACAGGCTTACCTCCACCATTCAGCCTCGTCCCCGTACTGTCCAGCACCAACGCATCATAATACACATGCAGATGCACCCTCAATTCATCCGGTGCCTCACTCACAAAAAGATAATGCGTCCCTGCCGCCCCCACCTGCCTCATGTAAGCCTCAAAAGCCGTCCGCACATCCCCGGTCAACGCCTGTTTCCCCGCATCACTGAAGTACATCTTCAACTTCGTCACCCCCTCATCCGTCACTTGCCGCACAGCCACATTCTTCACCACTTGCTTCGTCTCATCCTTCACCGCATATTCAAACCTGTATGCCTTTTCATTATACTCCAGCGCATCCCCCTTCTGAAATTCCAGCGCCTTCGCATAATACCAGGACAGCGACGTCACATACGCCGCATCAATCACCGCCTCCGTCTCCGACTTGAACGCATTCCACAACGTTTCCAGCACCCACACCGCCGCTGCCCACACATCAATCAGCCTCGCCTCAATGCTCACTTTCGAGAATTGTTCATCAAAGCCTTTTGTCTCATCCAGTCCGTAAAGCTCCTGAAGCGTTACATTATCCACAAATGCCGCTTTCAAATCCGCCTTTATATCCTGTATTTCCCGTGCCATACGCCTCAGTTAAAAGATAAATCAAATGTATCGTCAAATACTCTTCCCTCAAGTGCTGTCGCTGGCCTCACATTCTGTGCTGCATAATATTGCACTATACCTTTGTTCACCACTTTCTCCGGCGAATACTCCAACATTCTCCCCGGCTCCAGCACATCCGTCACCTCCAGCCCATTTTCTTCAGCCAAGACAATCGCACCGTCAGCACTTCCGTACACCCTCAAAGCAATATCCGCCAATGACTGCCCCGCCAATATCATGTACTTCATTTTTCCCCCTTCTTCACCTTATACCTGAACCATATCCCCGCACCAGCCGCAGCCACAATCCACGCCACCCAGCCACTTGTATAGAAGAACGCCTCACCGAAACGTTTCCTTTCCACCACCGTCCGTGTCTCTTCCTTCCTCTCCACAATAGCCGAATCCGTCCGTTCCCGCCAAATTGTATCATGCTTTTCCACGTTGATAAACACAAACCTCACCTGTCCCGGAATACTATCCTTATTCTCTATCCAATGATACAGCTTTCCGCCTCTCACCGCCGCATCACTCCGTGCATACGAAGTCTCCAGATGAGAAACACTGTCCGCCACATTGCCACTCTTTTCCATCAGTCCGCGCACCATCATCAGGCTGTCCCTGTACACTTCCGTCCTCCGTTCATACCACGATGCAAGCTCCTTCAGCTCGCTCACCATCTTCCTGTAATCCGTCTGTTCCGTACTCACTCTCCTTGTCCCGCATGCACAAAAGCACATCATCAGGCAAACCACGCACATAATCTTTCCCATACCTCTCATCTTTCAGGTTTCACAATCACCGGACGCAGGAAATTCACAAACTCATCCTTCACCTCGAAACAGGGACATTCCTTCAACCATTCTCGCCGTTCCACAATCCCGTTTCCATCCTTATCCGGCGAAGTGTCCCGGTGTCCCAGCACATCCACAATCTCATACCGCTTGCAGATATCCGCCACCAGCTCCCTCATAGCCCTTTTCTGTGCCTCCGTCCGCGTGTCCTTAGCTTTTCCGTTCCTGTCCAGCCCGCCCTCATAGCAAATCCCGATAGAGCAACGGTTATAGCTGAATTTCTCTCCCGGCACAAGACAGTTGTCATGCGCCCCCATCTCATTCTCCGCCCGCATCTTTACCACCCGGCCATCCTTCCTGATATAGTAGTGATAGCCCCATTTCCCGAATCCGCGAGCCACATGGCTCTCGTTTATCTGCCCCTCCGTGAAATCCCTGTCCTCACGTGTAGCAGAACAATGTATCACAATATAAATCGGCTTATTCATCCTTCTTTTCCTCCTTATTATTAGCGTTTAAATACCGTTTAAACCGATAAGTATAATCCACTCCGAACAATGCCCCCGCAAACGTCGAAATCTCTCCGTATGCCACCAGAACGGAGTTATGAATTTCCCCGGTCGGCACCACCCAGAACCCGCAGAACACAAGTACTATTCCTGCCAACGTCAGGAATACCGCAACTCCCAGTTGTATATTCAATCTCTTCCTCATCATTACCTCCTTTCCCTCACTTAGTATCAATCACCAGTTCCCCCGTGTCCGAAACCTGCACATCCGCTTTATACCCATCCAGCTCCAACTGTGTTTGTACCTCCGCCCGCATCTCCGCCGCTCTTCCCACACTTTTCAGATATCGTTCTCCCACGCCCAGCACCGGATAATCCTTGAAATCCCCTTTATTCGACGCCACAATCAGTGCCACGTGGTCATAGTCACTTTCATCCACCACCAGCCCCTGTGCAATCCGCCCTTCAGCGTCTCTCACCACCCTCACCTTCAATTCCCCCCGTTCATCCAGCACAATCCCCCGTCTTCCCATTTTTATTTTTAATTCTTTAATTTTTAATTCACTGAGCGTCAAAGCACTCAATGTTTCACCTTCTCATCCTCATAATCCCCTCTATCCAGCTTCTTCGCCTTCGATGCAATCACCGCCGCCGTCCCGCTTTGAGCCGATGCCGACCCGGTCGTACTCA